ATTCGATGGACATTTATTTTCTTTGGATATTCCTTAAGAATTCATCATTGGTTAAAATCTGATGATCGTAGATTTTTTCATGATCACTCATGTAACTTAATATCAATAATTATCAAAGGTAAATATAAAAATATTACACCTAATGGTATATTTGAAGCTAAAGCATGGAAACCTAGATATATGAATGCGTTAGATCAACATTATTTAGATATTCCAAAAGAAGGAGCTTGGACTATTTTATTATGTAGTAGACCATATCACAAATGGGGATTCTATGTTAATAATCACAAGTGGAGACCATTAAGATATTTTCACAAATATGGAATAATACAAGATAAAAATTATCAATAAATGGAAGACTTACTAAAAAAATTAGAAAAAGCTTGTGTAGAAATGGAATTAATTTCTACTCTCACAGAAAAATATAAAAATAATGAAATTGTCGCTCAAATGCTATTCAACAAAAAAATAGAAGATGGCATTATAGAAAAATTTGGAAATGCGAGTATTAATCAATTAAAAATGATGAAATCTTACAAATTTAAATATTATGGTAAAGAAATAACGGACAAACTCATTGATCAAGCAATTCTAAAAAATACAAGGCGAGATAAATTACTTCAAATTAAAGAAATATCAGAAAAAAATATATAAAAAAACCTCTTTTAAGAGGTTTTTTTAGGTTTTTATAAGCTCATATCTGATATTCCACCTTCAAATTGATAATAATATCCTTCACATTTTCTTATTGCTGGTTTCTCATTTTCGTCAACATCTCCACTTTGTCCACGCATATCTTCAATAGTATAATATCCTTTACTCCATAAAACACCTTGAACAAATCCGATCCATCTGTTTATTTTTTCTAATTTATTGGTATCATCAATCATATTTGGAATTTCATTTAACATCCATCTAATATGATTCATATCACTGTTTTCAAATTCAGTATAAGGTTCTTTAAGAATAATAGAATATCCATTATCTTTCAATAAATCGTCATATTCTCTACAAGTTTTTAAAAATTTAGCTTTTTTCATATTTATTTATTTTTATTTATTTTTATACTGATAACTCTAATGCTATAAGTAAATTTGTATTCAGATTATCAATTAGTAAAAATGTATCAAAAACATAAATATTAATTTCTTCTTCTGTAAAATTTATTGATTTAAAATATTTTTTAGGAAACGTTATTGATAAATCATCATGGTTCACTTCACAAATTTTAAGATCCCAACCATTCTCACCAATTGTTAAACTATTATCAATAATTTTCAAATATAATATATCATTTTCATTATCAATTGATGCAATTTTCTTAATTTTTGCATATGAATTTTTATCTAATGCAAATTTAAAATCAATATTATCTTTATTTAGGGTCTTATTAATCTTCTCAATATCAATAGTTGTATTCATACCGCGAACATCACCACCATTAATACTTAACTTTAATTTTGAATTTTTAAATTTGAAATTATCGGCATAAGTATCATCATTCATAAAAAATTCACAATTAATATCTTCTTTATAATCAAGATAATTCTTAAGTGTACTCTCAAATTTACCACCGGCAGTTATAATAAATCTTATTTCATTGGGAATATCATTTTTAAATGAAAAAATCTCATTTGTCTTAAAAATAAAAGACTTAAATGCATTAACATTCATCTTTTCTCCAACAATAGAATATAAAAGTATATTATCATTATTTATTTTTAATAAAATTTCGTCGTCAATTGAAAGTAAATCATGTACTTTATCTAAAAAGAACGTCATTTGAGGTAACGACATTGAGAATTTGTGGGTAATATCTGGCATAAATAATATTTTATTTTTTATAGATAAAAATAGAGTATTGGTTTTATTTTTCGAAAAATAATTTATATATTGTAGTCTTGAAAGAAAATTAAAAAAGATAAAATGAATAAAAACGAATTATTACAAATGACAACGAAAGAAATTGAAAAATTTCTTAATAACAATATTTCAGCAATTACTTTTGAATCAGAATATGCTGAGCAAGTAAAAGATAGAATGATCAATAATGTAAAAACATTATTTGACAAATCAGTTGAAATATCAATACCATATTATACAAATCAAATATTTGCTATTAACATAGATAATTTATATATTACTTTTAGTGTAGGTACTAAAATAACTGGTAAAACAATGGAAATATCAAGATTAAGAAAAAAAGATATTAAAACAGTAGGTAAATTCAAATTTAGTGATATTGTAATCTCTTTCTATAATCCATATTTTGAAAAAAATAATTTAGAAAATTTTACTGTTAAAGTAAGTAGTAATTTTTCTTGTACAGGTGGGGCTTCAATATCTTTAAAACATAGAAAAGAAAAATTAATTGATATGTTAGCAAAAAACATATTAACAGAAGAAATACAAAGTCAAGATGAAAATTGGAGAGATATTAGAAAAACTATAGTTTTAAACGCATCCCAACCGAAAATAAAAGAAGAACTTTTTAAACCAAATTTCAATCAAGAAAGATGGGATTTTATTTTACAAAAAACAGAGGAAGTTAATAAAGAACTAATAGATAATGAGATTGAAAAAATATTTTCTTTAATAAAATAAAAAACTCACATAAATTTAAAAAATAAATTAAATATTATATTTATTTACTGCTAATATTATTTCTAAATCTTCCCTATTTAATGAATAATGTAATATTTGATTTATTGGTAGCCTTCTAATATTGTTAGTAAATGCAGAGAATAATTCTAGTGGAACGTTTGAATATTCTATAAAAACACAACAATTATCAAATTTATCAAATTCAACAATTCGTCCTATATTATTAGCAATAAAATTTATAAGCTCTTTTTTTGCTGCGCTAGAACATGCTATAACATAATCTCCAACTTTCGGACGATCAGGTATCACAGGTGACGGCATACCAAAGCCTTCGAGTCTTGATGGAGTTAGAAAATAATCTCTATCTGTTTTAATATATTTCACATTCTATATATTAAAAAAATAAAATAAAATTATCTACTTGGATATCTATTATTATTATTCATTGACGGTCTATTTCTATATACTCTACTATAAGCACCGGCAACTCCTTCAGTATTATTTGATTTACTAGTTATACTTTCTACAAATCTTAAAACATCACCAGACAAATTACAATTAACAAGCATATCCACAAGGTTCTTATAACCAATATTATCAAATGCTGTTGATAACGTTATAGTTGACATAACAACATCATCGTGCCCACTTTCTGCGCGATAAGTTACATTTCCAGAAGTAGTTTCGTGCTTACTAAATGTTGTAATTTCATTTATATTAACTTCACTATGCAATATCATTCTTCTATTTCTAATTGATTGTTGAAATTCTTTATCTATAATTAAATGTTTATCTTTTGTCAACCTTAAACCTATTTTAGTTACAATATCTTCCCTATTTTGTTTATATCTTAAAAATATTGAATTAGAATATTGATTATCACCATCAAAAACATTAGGTAAATGTGTTAAAAACTCTGAACCATAAGTATTATTCTCTAAAACAACTTTTACTTTTTCTGAATCAAACAATTCAAATGCGATTAAATAAAAAATATGAGCAACCTCACGAATAGAATAAAGATTATTTCTATACAAACCAATTTGCTCAATTTTGAACAACTCATAAAGACTTTCATACTTGTGCTTTTCAATCTCAGATTTATCACGCAGGGTGAGCTTAAATATGTTTAAAACCGAATAATCCTTGGCAAGTCCTTCTGATAAATCCACAGAAATCAAAATATAATAATCTTTAACTTTTTGTATATTGAAAAGATTTGGGTCTCTAACAAATTTCAACGATTCATAAGGAATATTTAATCTATTAAATTGCGGAAATTCAATATAATCAAATGGTAACTGCTTACTTTTTAATGGGTCAATAGTTTCTTTATTAAAAAGAATTCTATCGCCAGTAACAAAATGTAATCCATATTCTTGATCAAATTTTTCTGCTGAACCAATAAGTTTTGTTTCTTCTTCTTGCCAATTAGAAACAACGGCC